TACTTTAGGACAGTAAAGCGCTGATGCAAATTGTTCATGATTTGTTAACATATGTGCACGCCATTTGTGGTATAATAAGCATAGAAAGGAGTGTGTACAAGATGAAAATAATCAAACTGCCAGTTGAATACATCCGCTTTCTGAACGAAGAAAATCATGTAATATACGGACGCTATGAATACTGGATGTTTCTTAAATCGTATAACGGCTTTGGCTGGCGCGTCGGGTACATGCGCCGCAACATTAAAACCGGAGATACAGAAGAGGTGAAAGTTGTATGTTGAATTATAAGCGTTATTATCTGCGTCCGAATAGTTATGACTATCTGGCGTTGAACAAGGTTCTTAGAACCAATGATGCAAAATATGGGTATTTGCAAGAAATCGAAAAAGACGGCAGGCGGTATATTATTGCATCCCGTCACTGTTTCGGAAGCAACACCGTAGAGGACGTAATTGTGGGGGTGCGAGTATGACATTGAAAGACTATTACAGATTTACTTTAGGCACATCCGACCACCTGACCCGCTGCCGCGTGCTGTGGGGCGGGTCGGAGATTATGAACGACTATTTTAGTCGTTTGGGCGATATCGGGCAGAATATTAAAATTCGTTCGGCCCGATACGACGAAAAACACGATATTTTGACTGTGTATGCGTCGGATAAAGGTTTTGTTGAGTATCGGAACGCATTGCGGCATTGGCAGCATAATGAAGGGAGATATAACAAAAATGACTTCAAGAAACGGGGCTTTTAAAGTATGCCATGTTTACGTGTACCGGAGCAATAAAGATGCATGGTGCGCGTCAAGCTGTTTGTATGTAGACCCCCGCGAAATTCGTAAATTTTATGAGTGTATCCGCACATGCACGGCGGGGGTCGCTGATTGTGTGTTGACAGAGACGCGAGACGGCTTTAGAATTGAGGTGTATAAATAATGGCACGAAGCGCTAAACATTTACCAAAGTACGTGCCGCAGTCGTGGAGCTATTACAGCCCTGACACTACCGACCCGAACCGGCTTACAAACGCGGAGCTTGTAAAGGTCATTCGCAAGGCCGCAAAGGCCGCAAATCAGCGTTTGCGCGCTCTGGAAAAAAGCGACGTTATTAACACAGCGAAAACTGGTGCATACAAGTACGCAGAGAGCCAAATGCCGGGCAAAATTAAACCCCGTTTTAATGAGCGGCCCAAAGAGAGCGCCGACAGGACGGCGCTCAAGCACCAGTATTTGCAGTTGCGTGAATTTATGACGATGAAATCAAGCACCGTTACTGGTGTAAGAGCAATCAAAGATGCACGGTATCAAACCGCCGTGCAGCGGGGGTTCAAAGGCACACAAGAGCAATGGGACATGGCGGTGCAGAAATTTTTCACCAAAGCCGCAGAAAAGCTTTTCGACAGTGATAAGATTTATGACGCAATCACGGGAAACAAGTCTGATGTGCTTGAAGATATTATAGCGGCAGACAGAGACGACCAAACGACAAAAGGTCAAGCGCTGTTAGACTATGTAAGGAGAATCACGTAAATGAGAGAAACGCAGGGCGTGCTTGTTAGCGAATGTCTAGCTGAATATTTGCCGCGTCTTGTGTGTCCGCGAAAAGTTAATCGCACCAAAGGCCGGAAATATATGTCAAGCTATCTGGATGTAACAGCGACGTTTGACATTGAGACCACGAACACCGACACAGACGGCTTTGCTTACAGCTGGCAAACCTGTATAGGTGGTGAGGTCATTGTTCCCCGGTATTTTGAAGAGTGGGCAGAAATGCTTGAAACTCTGGTGGATAAGTGGGGAGTTAATGAGAAGAACCGGCTTGTGTTGTATGTGCATAATCTGGGCTATGAGCATCAATATATTATGCAGCTGTTAACGGCTCGTTGGGGGCTGGCTGATAGCTTGTATACGAAAAGCCGCAAGCCCCTGTATTTGCGCTTTGATAACGGGGTTGAGTTTCGGGATAGCTTCAAGCTGTTCCAAAAGAGTCTTGCCAGAGCAACAGAAGGTTGCACGCATGCAAAACTTGCGGGCGACCTTGATTACTCTGTTTATCGCACTCCTGATACATTTTTGACAGATACGGAGTTTGCGTATTGTGTCAATGATGTGTTGGGTTTGTACGAAGCAATTGAGCGATTGAAAGCAGAACACGGGTACAATCAGGCGACAATCCCATACACCAATACCGGCATGGTCATTGAAGCAGTGCGCAAGGAAATCATGCCAGACCGGCGATGCATGGCGGCTATTAAGGCGCTGCAGCTTGACCGTGAACAGATGGCGCTTGCATATCACTGCATGGCGGGTGGTGACACCCACGGCACGCGTTGGCGGGCCGGTCGCACCTACATCAATTGCAATTCCTACGATTTCAAGAGCGCGCACCCGTCGCAGCAACTGCTTTGGAAATTTCCATCCGGTACACCGGTAACGTTGCCTGCAGACTTGCCGGAAGAGGATTTGCAAAAGTTCATCAAGGCCGGGTATGGCTGGATAGCGAAACTCTGCATCATCAATCCCCGGTGCAAGCCTGAATGCCCTGACCCCTGTGTGTCTTTCAGCAAATGCCCCGATGTAACGGGCCTTGATGAACTTGACAACGGGCGTGTTCTGGGCGCTGATGCTTTGTTCTGGTATTGCGATTCCAACGACTACCAACGGTTTATTGATGGGTATACCTATGATAAAATAGTTGCAGTGGAAAGCGTGGCGTTTCGGCTGGACTACTTGCCGGATTCTTTTCGCAAAACGATTTACGAAAAGTTTCGTGTGAAAGAATCAGAGAAAGGTAGTCCAGATTATGCTTTTGCAAAAATCTGTGTCAACACCATTTTCGGTGCATGTGCGCAGAAAACGGTACGTGATGAATACGGCTGCGACCCCGACACACTGGAATGCACGCACAAAAGTTGGATTATGAACTTGCAGAGTAAAGACGATGCCGACATACAGAAATCACAAGAAAAGAAATTTCCTTTCTTGTGGGGCCTGTGGACTGCATCAATGTCCCGTCTCAAGCTGTGGGATATGCTAAAGCGCGTTGGCTGGGAAAAGGTCATCTACTGGGACACCGACAGTTGCAAGTTTGAGGGGGAGAAACAGCCTGCCATTGACGACTACAATGCCGTTATTCGTGCGCAATGTGTGTTACGTGATTGTGTAGTTGAGAAGAAAGACGGCAGCAAAGTCTATATTGGCGTTGCAGAGGACGAACACCCGCACGACCGGTACGGAATGCAGGCTTTCAGGTTTCTGCACGCAAAGTGCTATGCGTGCGTTGATGCAGACGGCACGATTGAAAGCACCATTGCGGGAGTGAGCAAGAAAGCCGGTGTAAAGGCCCTTGATGGCAGCATTGACAACTTGCGAGATGGCCTTTTAATATCCCCTGCAGGCGGTCAATGTCTGGCATACCATGATGAACCAATACGCACCCGCACCGACTTTGCAAAACCCACGGTTTCCGCGTCGTGGGTCGTTATGACCCCCCGTGAATACAGGGTATCGGATGAACGTAGCCTTTTAATGGAATGTGAGGTATCAATATGAAATTTTGTGATATTATGCTGTGCTGTGGGGTGTTGTGCGTCCTCAACGCGATTTGCTTTGTAAATGCTTGTTTGTTGGTGGTGCTAACTGTCTTGCGTTAGCAGTGTTAACGTGTTGATAGTTTCACAAATTGTTCATAGTTTGTTAACACATCGGCGCTGCCGATGTGTTACAATATAATCAGAAACCAGACCGGTTTCAACACAATAGACAGAAAGGAAAATGTTATGGCGAGTATTTCAAAGGTTGAGTTTTGGGAAGATATCGCGGGGAACGTTATCGGGCTGGTGTTCGACCCTGCCGGGCAGCTGACGAACGCGGTGCAGAATCTGGCAGCGCAGCAGCCCCTGCCCCGCCCCGCGCTGGTCGAAGCAGCACGGCAGGCTTTCCCGTTCGCCCCCACGTATGACCCGCACGCATTTGGGGAGCGGTCTCTTGCAGACCTGAATGTTTACTTGCAGGCATACAATCATCACATCGCGGATATCTTCCCGGAAGCGCCGACCGCGCTTTATCCGGAACGCGCGACCCCTGCCGGGCTGCAGTTCCTTATTCGCTGGATGTTCTAAGGGGGTGAATATATGCAGGATATCAATAACAAGCTGAAGGAGATTCTTGAAAAGTTGACGGATTTTTTCGAGAATTTCGTGGATGAAATGGCAGAGGTCAAGACGAACGAGACCACCGCAATTTCCCATCTGCAGACCATCGAACAGAAGCAGGACACCATTATTGACCTGTTGCGTACCATCGCAGCAAACACCACAAAGTAAGATGTTCCACGTGGAACAAATCACACTGACAGACAACAAAAGGAGAAAAATATTATGGCATTCGCAAAAAAGAACAACGCATCCACCCCGAATAAAGCTGCTGACGGCCCCCGCGTCACCGTGGAAATGCTTCACAATCTGCATGCCGTCGTGCGTACCGTGCGGCAGGTCGCAGACAACTGTCTGACCTTTACGCTGCGTCTGTACGGCATTGACCTGTACGGTATGCGGCTGGTTGAGGGCGAAAAGAGTACGTTTATCACCGCCAGCGCCAACAAAGGCAAGAACGGCAAATACTACGACAATTATCGTGTCTACTTTGCCGAAGATGCCGCGCAGGCCGTCGAAGCTGCCGTTCGTAACGCATACGACGAAAACACGGACGAAGTAGAGGTATAAAATTATGAGCAAGCGCAACAAAGATATTGCGCTTGACCTGTATACCGGCGACGGCTGGGTGAATATCCCGGCTGTCGCCGCTTTAGGTTGTTGGTGCAATATCATTATTGGTAAACGTCAAGTCGGTAAAACGTTCGGTACGCTGAAATATATGCTTGATGAAAACAAGTATTTCTTGTACATGCGTCGTACCGTGAACGAATTGCAGGCCGTCGCTGCTGACCCTGACTTAAATCCTTTTAATGCCCTGCAGTCCGTGGGGTATGATATTGGTATTCTTAAGGCTGGCAAAATCTCCTATTCAATCGGTGATATTGAATACACGGACGAAGAGGACAAAGACGGGCGCAAGAAATGGCATATCGGCAATAAACGCGCCGTTGGCATGGCGCTGCCGTCCATTGCGGGCATTCGTGGCTTTAATGGCAACGTGTTTTCAGACCTTGTTTTTGATGAATTTATCCCTGAAAGAATAATTGCAAAGCGCAAAGCAGAGGGAGAAGCGCTTTTGAATGCATACGTTACAGTGTGCGGAAATAGAGAGCTGGAAGGAAAGCCGCCCCTGCGCATGTGGCTTTTAGCGAATGCGTTCGACATTTCCAGCCCGATTCTTGAACAGCTGGGATGTACCGACCTTGTGGCGAAAATGTCAAGGAGCGGAAAAGAATGGTGCATGACTGATACGGGTGTGTTTATTGCCATGCCCCACAGTGACCGTATCAGCGACCGACGCAAGCAAACCGCGCTGATGAAACATCTTGCAGGCAAAGGCGACTTTTACAAAATGGCGATGGAAAACCAATTCGTGTACAATAATCTCGAAAACGTGAGACCCCGCAGCCTGAAAGGGATGTCGCCCTTGTTTGCGTTTGCTGGATTATACGCATATCAAATGGACGAATTGCACTATTACATTTGTGAAAGCCCCCACAGCGGCAGAGAGCATTATGGGAGCAGCCCGCAGGCGGCAACGCAGCTGCAGGCCGTGCACCCTGAACTGCGTCCGATGATATGTCTAGGACAAGTCGACTTTTCGTCTGTCCCCGCGCTGCTCAAAACCCGAAACTATCTTGACATTAAAGATTAAAGGGTGTATGATTAAGGAGCGGGGGAGCCGCACAAAAGGAACACCCCGGAAGGGTGCGCGGCTGGCTTTTCCTTTTCCATGCCCCCGCGTTTCTGAGAGCAGAACACCGCATCCTCTATGCAGCTGGGGCTTCTGCTCCTGTTCTGCTTTCAGAAACAGAAAGGGGGTGAAACGCATGGTAAACGTATATTTTTTGAGCGTGGACGGAAATAGTCGCCTGTCTGAGCATTTTAAACTTTCAGAGTTTCAGTGCCGCGATGGGCAAGATTTTGTTGCAGTTGACCCCCGACTTGTTGAACTGCTGGAAAACATTCGCAAGGTATGCGGCGACGCGGTGCACATCAACAGCGGATTCCGCACTGCAAGCTGGAACCGGCAGCAGAAAGGCAGCGCACCCCACAGCAAGCATCTTTATGGGCTGGCTGCAGATATCTGGGTGGGTCACTATGACAAAATGCACCGGCCTGTCCGCACAAAGACCCCCGCCGAAGTCGCCGCGATTGCTGAAATCTTTTTAGGAAACAGCGGTGGCATTGGCATTTATAAGACTTTTACACACGTCGATGTTAGAACCGGTTCGAGCCGGTGGAAAGGATGATTCACATGACTATCAACGATATTTTGGCCCTTGGCAAAATGGGATTCACGGCACAGCAGGTGCAGCAGATGCTTTCTTTGGAACGCGCGCAGCAGGGCCAGCCTATCACGGCCCCGGCACAGAGCGCGGCCCCCGCTGCCGCTCCTGCAGCACAGCAGCCTGTGACCCCTGACCCTATGGCGGCAATGGCGCAGCAGATTGCAGACTTGACCGCCGCCATCAACGCAAAAACCGTTCCGACCGCTGGCACCGTGGGAAATCCTGCCCCCGTTACCAGTGTGGAAGATATCATTCTGGGGCTGGTGCAGCCTGCCGAAGCGCCTGCAAGCCCCGACTTTAACGCCGTAAAGTAACGGCAGAAAGGAGCACACAATGGCAAAATCCCGTATTAACATGCCTGAACTGAAAGGCATGAGCGTGTTCCGTCCGACTGACATTTACACCATTGCCAATGCGCTGGTAAAGGAAGTTACCGGACAGACTGCTACCATTCAGGCCATCAACACCGCCAGTTTTATTCAGGTCGGACAGATGTGCCTTGACCAGAGCATGGAAGGAACCCTGCAGGCGCTTTCTAACATGATTGCGCGCACGGTCATTTCCAGCCGCTCTTATGCAGGCCGGTTTACCAGCATCGAGACCGACCGGCAGGAATGGGGACTTTTTGTCCGTGAAATCGCTTTCTTCTCTGGCGATTTTGACGAATCCAAATTCGTCAACACCGTGCAGAATGCAGATATTCTGGTGGACGGTAACAGCGTGGACATGTACAAAATCAAGAAGCGCTATCCGCTGGAAATGTTTTACGGTGGGCAGAAGGTGCTGAACCAGCGCTATACCACTTTCCGGAACCAGCTCAAGACCGCGTTCACCAGTGAGAGCGAGTTTAGCGCGTTCCTTGCTGCCATGACCACCGAAATCGCAAACGATATCGCACGGTGGAAAACCGCAGAGAACCGTGCACAGGTCATTAACTTCATGGGTGCGCTGTACAACTCTGACCGCGATGAATGCCATGTGAATCTGACCAAAGCTTTCAACGCAGCCCGTGGTACGACCTACACCACGCATGACCTGCTGACCGCCCATCTGCAGGAATTTCTTTCCTTTTTCGTGTCGTGGCTGGAAACTACCAGCAGCCTGATGGAAAACAGCAGTGTTCTTTACCACCAGACCCCTGTATGCACCGACGACGGCGGCAACACGCTGCATCTTCTGCGTCACACCCCGAAGAGCGAACAGAAACTGCTGCTGTATCAGCCCCTTATCAACGACGCAAGAAGCTGGGTCTATCCTGCCATTTTTGGCCCCGGCTATCTGAGTTTCGGCAACTACGAAGGTGTTGATTTTTGGCAGAATATCAACGATAAACCCGCTATCTCCTGCATCCCGTCGCAGTTCGACGTGAACACGGGCAAACAGGTGACGGGCGGTGCGGTCGCTCTGTCCTATGTCGTGGGCCTGCTGTATGACCGCAAGGCCATGGCGACGACCTACTATCAGGATAGCGTGTACACTACCCCGTTCAACATTTCCGGCGAGTACTACAACACGGAACACCATTGGAAGATGAACTACACGCAGAACCCGACGCAGAACGCAATTCTGATGTTCATGTCCGACGAACCGTAAACGGTTCTATATCAACCCAACAACTGAATGTGTGGGGCCGGGTGAAAGCCCGGCCCCTTATTTTATAAGAAAGGAGAAATTCATGGCAGACCATAACGAAGGTATTGAACACGGCTATCATGCACATCTGGGCAAAGTCTCGAAACGGCTCAACAGCACAAAACGCATTGCATTGGCGGATTTGCCGGACGAATTTCCGTTTTACATGAAACGGGCCTGCAGCATGGAAGCGCCGGTATTTTACGTGCGCCTGAACAGCCTGAATATCTCGCCGCAGTACAACTACTGTTACATTGAAGAAACCCACGCATACTATTGGATTGAGGACATCACCGCGCTGAACGCTAACAATTGGCAGTTTTCTTGCACTATTGACGCATTGGCGACCTTTGCGGACGATATCAAGAAAACTAAAGCGTATATTGTATATGGTCATAACAAATTCGACGCGTCCGGCGACAGCTACCGCGTGCAGGACAGCCGCCAGAACGTTGCACAGCGTCCGACTGTATCAAGCGTGGCGCTTGATGTAACGGATGAATGCATCGACAGCACGCAGGGGGCCTTTATTCTGTCGGCAGTTGGTAAAAGTTCTGGTGTCACTACCTATGTCATGAACAAGACGGCGCTTTCACGCCTGATTGATAGCATTCAGCAGGATATTACCGCCGATTTTGGACAGATGATTTCTGACGTGCAGACCAAAACAACACAGGTTAACACGGTGGACACATATCCGCCGATGCTTGATTCAAAAGGTGGCGTTGTTTCCCGTATCGGCAGCACCACGGAAACTTACAGCGGTGCAGAAAGCTCCACGGATAAGGCTATCAAGTATCTGGCAAAGAACTTTGTGTACGGTGGCGCAGCTGTGGATTGCATTCGCTCCTGCATCTGGATTCCTATTAAGGCAAGTGTTATCCCGCAGAGCAATCAAAATGTCTTTTTGGGTGACTTTGACACCGGCGTTTCTGGCGGCGTCATGGGGCATTCTCAAATCAAACGTGAAACCGTTATTCCGATTCCGTGGCCGGTGTCGGACTGGAAGCGGTTGAACTGCCAATTGCTGCTGTATGTGCCGTTCATTGGAACCGTGTCTATCCCTGTTGATAAGGTGAACAATGTCGCCGCCCTGACCGTCACATGGTGTTGTTCTTTCCTTGACGGCAATATTTCTGTCAAGGTGGATGCAGGCACGTACACGGTATACGTGGGCAGCGCGAACATTGCAAGCCAGTATGCCATTGGTGCAAGCAATATCAGCTTGACCGGCAATCAAGCTGCAGCTACCATTGGCGCTATTGGCATTGGCTTACAGGTGGGCGGTGGTGCGCTGAGCAGCGCAGCCAGCTTTCCTATTGATATCGGCCCTATTCACGGGGAGCTGGTTAAAAGCCCGTCTGCTGCTAGTAAAAATATGGGGGCTGCAATGCAGTCTTTGGGCGGCGCTGTGATGCAGATGATTCCGCCTGTCGCACAGTGTGCGGGCAGCATGACCGGAAACGCAACTGCTTTGCAGTCCATGGAAGCGTGCCTGACCCTGCTTTACTACCCGCCCACGGACGACACGAATTTTCAAAGCATGTACGGGCATCCCGTGATGAAAATTGACACCCCCGCTGCAGGATACTGCCAGACGCGCGGTTTTTCCGTCGCTGCACCAATGGCGACCAGCGCAGAAACCGCGTACATCAACGCCGCCATGGACGGTGGTGTTTTTATCGAATAAGGAAGGACAGGTGAAAATCATGTATCAGTGCTATCAGGGAAATTATGACGTGCAGGCGTGTGGCGGGTTTCGTCCCCCGTCTTTGAGCACGGACGTGCTCAACTACTGGGAGCGGTCGTTTTTTCAGCGTATGCGCGCACTGTATAAAATCCATGGCCTGCCGGAAGCAGGCCCCGGACAAATTGGTTGGGACTATGATGCTTTTCTTTACCAGCTGTTGCGCATGGGCTATGCCGTCGTGTTCAACTCCAAAACATACGGCCTTGTTGTGCAGCCGGGAGCGCCTACGGGTTTCGGTTTGCAGTTCCAGCCGCGCGGCATGATGGTGCAGACTCCATTTTTCCAGTTTGACAGGCCGCTTGAAATTGGCACAGAATGCGCCGTTATCAAGCTGACCCCCGACTATCGCGGGGTCTGGGACATCATTGAAAAGTACGCTGTTGAAATGCAGCAGCTTGAGGTGTCTATCCGGCAAGCCGTCGTTAACAGCCGCTTTGCCTATGCTGCCATCGCCAAAGACGACAAAGACCGCCGCACTCTTGAAACCATTTTTGAACAGCTGGAAAACGGCAAACCCGCCATTGTAGTAAACGGGCAGTTGCAAAAACCCGTCATGAACAAAAACGACGCACAGTATCAACTGCCCATCATGCAGTTTGACCGCGATTTGTCGAAAAACTTTATCCTGCCTGACCTGTACGACCTGAGACGCAAGACGCTGCAGGACTTTTACAAAGAGCTGGGTATCCGGGTACAGCCTGACAAGAAAGAGCGGCTTGTGACGAATGAGAGCGCCAGCGCGGACGCTGAGACGTACAATCGCCGGGAAGTCTGGAAAATTTCTCTTGACGAATCGGTGAAAGTGTGCAATGATATGTATGGAACCAGTATTTCAATCGAAATCAACGAGCCGCCAGAGCTGAGAGAAGGGGGTGCAGATAATGCCACTGTACTGGGGGAGCATGACGAACCAAAACAGCACGAATCAAAACAGTGACGCGCTTGACCGCGCGTGCAAGCTCCTGTGCAATATCCCGGAAGGCCTGTTTCGTGATTTTGCTGTGCCTGCTGGCATGGATAGAGAACTCGCCATTCAGATTATCATGCGGGAGCATGGACTTGCACCCCTTTACAGGCCTGACCCGTATTGGATGGTGGACGCTATCCGGTACTGGGTGCAGGAGAGCATGCCTATCTGGGAAAAACTCTATAGCACCACGCAGCTTAAATACAATCCCATCTGGAACACCGACGTGCAGGAGCGTACCACCGATATCCGCACCACTGACCGCGATACGACGCAGGACAGAACCGCCGTCAATCGCGGCAAGAGCGGGCAGACCGTGGGACAGGTGACGACCGGAGACTATCACGAAACCGGAAGCACAGAGCTGCACGACGAAACAGCCGGAACCGGGCATACGGAGACCGAAGGAAAGTCTATCACAGACGATACCAGCACCACCACGACCAAAAACAAGACGGATGTTGTAGGCACGGACAAAAAGACCACGGAAAGCACCAAAAAACTTGACCAGACTGTGACCCGTGATATTTCCCCTGAAAACGCTCCCGATTACCAGCCCGACGACCAGACGCACACCGTGGCAGAGGAAACCTTTAAAAGTACCGAAAACGGGGAGCATAAAGAGACCACCGACTTTACGGGAAATTCCACCACTGTAGCCAATTCGACCACCAACACCACCGGCACATCTGACACAGAGACCCACGGGCACGAAGACCAGACGACCGGAAGCCAGACGGACGGAACGACCAAAGGCACGACCGACACGAAGACAAAGGCCCACGATATCCGGCACGAAGATGCCAAAGAGGTAGGCAAAGAAAAAGTCACCGATATGTACAATCACGGCTGGATTAAGCAGGGTAACATTGGAGTTACCACCACACAACAGATGATTGATGCCGAACGCGAAACAGTCCTGTTTGACGTGTACATGGCGATTGCCAATGACTATCATGCAAAGTTCTGTTTGGATGTGTATTAAGGGGGCAACACCATGGACGCAATTATCGCCGCCCTTGTATCTGGAATTATCACCCTTGCGGGTGTCCTGATTGCTAACAGCAAATCACAAGCCGTCACAGACGTGAAAATTGAGGAGTTGACGCGGGAAGTCCGCAAGCACAATTCCTTTGCTGAAAAAATCCCCGTCATTGAAGAGCAAATCAAAGTCGCAAATCATCGCATTGATGATTTAGAGCATATCAACCAATTGAAAGGAGAAAAACCATGAACGACCTTCATATTTCCGCAGGCACTATTGCCCGCACCCTTGTCCTTGTCCTTGCCATCGTCAACCAGATTCTGAGCGCGTGCGGCAAAAGCCCCCTGCCCATCGAATCGGAAACGCTGGAACAGCTTGTAACGGCTGGCTTTACCACCGTCGCCGCCCTGATTGCATGGTGGAAGAACAACAGTTTCACCACCAATGCACTGAAAGCTGATGCACTCCTTGCGCAGCTGAACGGCAAACACTAACTGACTGACCCCCGCGCAAGCGGGGGATTTTATGAAAGGAGCCGCATATATGGCAGACGAAAAAAATACCGATATCAGCACACCATTTATTTTTCAAACATCGCCCCCGTATGCTGCACCCGGCGACCATTACCAGTATGACTTGTATTGGCTGGTGAACCAGCTCAAGCAGGCATTGAACAACACCGAAACACTGAGGCTGCACGATATCGGGCAGGATACCCGCCTTGATGGTCTGGATATCTTGACGGCGCAGCTGAAAGATGCAACCGACCAGCTTTTTGCAAAGCTGAAAGCAGGCGACTTTACCAAAGATACGTTTATTGAGTGGGTCAACACCAATATGACCGATATCATTTATCAGATGGTGCGGTTTGTGTTCTTTGGCCTTGACGATGACGGGCATTTTGTCGCCTATATCCCCGCAAGCTGGAAATTCCTGCACTTTGATACCCTGCTTGACCCCGATAAACCCGGGTTTGGGCATTTGGTCGTTTACTACTAAGAAAGGAGCATTTTCATTATGGCAAACTGTAATTGCAATGACTTCCCTATTTCCTGCGCACCACACGCGCCTGGTGGTGATTGCTGCCATCCGCACGGATGCCCCCCGCATCCGTGTCCCCCGCCCCCGTTCAAGGGCGGCACGAGCATGTATATTGGTGCACGGTATGTGCCCATTTTTGCAGACCCCGTGGAGTGGGACGACGAGCGCGAATATGAACCGTTGACCATTGTTATCCATGACGGCAGCTGTTACACCTCTAAGTGCTATGTGCCGAAGGGCGCACAGCTGCCCCCGTACCCGGAAGGACAGACAAAATATTGGGTCAAAACGTCCGACTATAACTATCAGTTCGCCGACCTCAAGAAAACCGTGCTTGACCTGTCCCGACTGGTTGAGCAGTTCCAGAAGGATAACAAGACGTTTACCGACCTGATTAACGGCTGGAACGAAAAGGTGCAGCAGTGGGAAACCGAAATGACGGCGTGGGGCGAACGTCTGGATACTGTCGAATCCAACATTACCGACCTGACCGCCAGTCTGAACGCCGAAATCGACCGCGCAAAGGCCGCAGAGCAGGCAAACGCCGCTGCTATTGCACAGGAGACTGCCGACCGCAAGCAGGCTATTTCTGAGCTTGACGCGGCTTATAAGGCGGCAGACGCTGCCGAAGCACAGACCCGTAAAGAAGCCGATACCGCTCTGAGCAATCGCATCACCGCCAACAAAACGGACATTGATGCCCTGAAAGCTGAACAGGCCATCCAGAACACCAACATCAGCCAGAACGCGAAAAACATTTCTGACAATTCGGCAGAAATCGCAAAGCACGCTGCCCGCCTGACCGACCTTGAAAGCAATGCGTCGGACTGGGATGAAGTTTTTCCGGATACGACCATTGCGCAGGAAGTGCAGAAGGAAGAGCTTGAACGCGCCAACGCTGATACTGCCCTGAATGGTCGCTGTGATACTCTCGCAGCTGACGTGGAAGAGGTACGAGACATCGCAAACCACAAAGTCGATACCACGACCTACACGGAAGGGCAGGCCGCACAGGACACCCGCATCAAGGCTCTTGAAGGTGACAATACCACCAACAAGACCGATATCGAGAACATCAAGGCCAAAGACACTGCACAGGATGCCGCTATTCAGCAGAACAAAGACACTATTGCGCATGTAAGCGGTTCTCTTTCCGGGTATGTGAAAACAGAGACCTACACGGAAGGACAGGCGGCACAGGATGCTAAAATCACCGCCGCACAGAACGCAGCTGATAAGGCAAATACCAATATCGGCGACTGGGAGACCGACCACCCGGGCCAGACTATCAGCCAGTGTGCGACCAGCCTTGAAAACGAGACTGCCGCGAATGCTGCCAAAGCAGACGCGAACGCCGCAGTTATCGGTAACTGGAACGCAGAGCACCCCGGCAAAACCATTGCGCAGGCGGTAACGGATGTGAGCGGCTCTATTCCTGACGTGAGCGGGTTCGTCACTGAGACGACCTACAATCAGGGACAGGCGGCACAGGATGCTAAAATCACCGCCGCACAGAACGCAGCCAACAAAGCCAATACCACTATTGGCGACTGGGAGACTGAGCACCCGGGCCAGACTATCAGCGAATGTGCAACTGACCTTGACAACAGAGCCAGAACGAATAGCGCAACTATTGGCGATTGGCACACGACATACCCAACACACACCATTACTCAAATGATTGCCAATATTCGTACTGACCTTGCGGGTATTGACTTTTTGAATTTTCTGAATAAGCTTTACCCGGAAGGCAGTATCGTCCCCGGTGGAAGCTTTGATTCTTACGCCCTTTACCCCCGTTTTTACTACAAAGGTTCTTCCCTTGGCTACTTTGACATCCCGGCTTTCGTCCCTGATATTGTCGCACGCTTTGACATGTGTTGGACTTTTGTTCCCAAATCCCCTACATCAATCAGCCTTTTAAACGCCGCAGGGGCCATTGTTGAAACAAAAACCGTTACAAAATGCGAAATCCTTAATATGTCCGATAACCCCCGGCTTGACATCAGGTTCGCCACTCCCTTTACTATTCAAACAACGGGTTTTTACTATTTCCAGTTTGGCCCTGTTGACCGTTTCGGCTACAGTTGGAAAAAGAACAGCATTCCGCTTGCTGAATATGACTAACATTTTCAAGCCCTAAACACAAAGAAAGGACTCCCAAACGGGAGTCCTTTTCTTGTTATTAACAGCTTGCTTTCAGCTGTTCGACTGCTCTTTCCATCACGCGGTCGATGTTATCACCGTCTGCATAATAGTACTCCTCATGCATCCCCGCACGGGTACAAATTTCACGACACATTGCGGGCTTATACTCTTTGCTTGCATTGTATGCATTCAACAGTTCGGAGTTGGTCATGTTGTAGTACTTCATATCGTAAATCTCCTTTTACTTGTAGGTGTGTTTCTCTTTCCACCCTTATTATACCACAAATGGCGTGCACATATGTTAACAAATCATGAACAATTTGCATCAGCGCTTTACTGTCCTAAAGTACCGGAACCGATTTTGCACGTTCGGCATTGTGCACAAAATTCACGGTGATATTGGGGGAATTTTCGGCGCGCTTTAGCACTTTAAAGCAGTAAAGATTTTAACTT